TCGTACCATTCGGATGCTTGGTGACCTCGACTATTTCTTCGTCCACGAAATAGCCTTTGAGTTTCTTCTCGAAGAAGGTGTCCTCAACCTCGATGATCGCCGGCCTGCGGCCTTCTTTTAATGTTTCCACTATTTGCGGGAACTTTGTCAACCATTCGGCGAAAGCCGACATTGAAACGCCGCAGTTCTTCGCTATTTCGAGGTTAGTCAGCCCGTCACGCGCCCAGCCCTTTAATGTAAGCAGGCCGTCCGGCGTGATCCACTCCTGATATAAGCCTTTCCTGCCGACCTTTGCGATACCTCTCACCGCCTTTCACTTACTTGTGTTTCTTTTTGTACTTAACAAAGGTGATCTCATCCTCTCCCGGCGAGCCGATCGCTAACGCAGCCCCGCCGAGCAAGCGATACCCCTCTTTAAACATGGATTCCACCGTTGACTTGTGATCCCATCCAATGCCACCGCCGCCCATATCAGCGCCATCCTCGTTGGTTGTCCATGCTTCGACGCCGTCTTTCCTGTCGCCTTTTCGATAGATAGTTTTTTGACCGTCAAACACAGATTTTTCCCACGCATCATCCTGCTTCTTGGTGTGTTCGATCCATTCCTTATAAACGGCCTCTTCAAAATCTATTTTTGCTTCGATCGCTTGTCCGAGCCGTGTGTTTGCTTCGAGTTCGTCCACTATTTGTTTGTCAGCGATCGCCTGCTGATGGCTCGTTCCACTGTGTGCATCGAGTAGCTTTCTTACCTGTTCAGCTTCTTCGGGCGTAAATCCTCTGGCCTGCATATATTTACGATACGGCTGCAAAAGGCCGCCGACGAGGTTGCTTTTAAGAAAGAAGTTTTTTTCATAATCTTCCCCCCACTCTATTCCCGGCATGGCCGGTTTCCTGCTCCTCGTCCTTGACGTTCCGTTCATGATTCACCGCCTTTCACGTATAATAAAAGCGCTCCCCGAAGGGAACGCTTGATTTTTATTAACCTGTCTGGTCGAACTTGTACCGTTTGACATATCAATCGCCTCTTAAAATCATCCATGAAGGTCGGGGTTATGAAAAGCATTCCATATAGCCGATGCAGCCCACTTTGAGCTGTCGTTGTTTTTCCAGTATATCTCACCGTCCTTCACTCGCCACGTGTGTTCCCAAGTTTCAGCGCCGACCTTTCTCCACTGATCCTGTAACATTCCCGCTGTCGGGTGATAATAAGAGTCATGCTCGATAAGTGAACCGATAGGCGCGTTATCAAGGACTTTCTTTATCTTGGGCGCGTCTATATTGATGTTTCCTGAGGTAAAGGATTCAATTTCTTTCGTTAACGCTGCGTTAACCTCAGTCTGTGACTGTGCTGCCTGCGGTGGCGTTGCCTGTGGCGCTGTCTGCGGCTGGGATACCTGTGCGATTACCTCCTTAGTCGGTGTGCCACTTGCAGTCTTGCTCGGCGCACCACCCGCTGATCTGGTCGAACTTATGCCGTTTGACAATTCCTTCTCCTCCTTCCGGGTATAGAAAAGGCGGCCTGAGAGAGACCGCCTGTGTTTTATTTGGTTTTCTTCGGTGTTTTCTTGGGCTTGGGCTTGTTGTCGCCGGGCTTCTTCGTGATCTTAATGCCGACGCGGCCTTCGCTCCTGTCGTAATCCTTCGGTGTTAACTTGGCCATCGTATCACCCCTTATTGAAAAAATGCTCCCAGTCATCATCCTGCAAACGGAGAATGAAGCGGACATAGTATGCGTCCTCCCAGTCCTTTTTTGCAGCGCCGGGGTTCTTGTCGTAATAGCCGCTCTGCCTTCTGCGATCGATCAGTGAGGTTATTTCCTTGCCCTGATTCGTCATTTTACGCCTGAACTGAGCTATTGCGTTCTTGTTCGCGGGATGCGGTATCTCACCGCTTCTGAGATCCCTGTTTACCTTATCGCTCATAGCGGATAAGGCGTCCTGTGCTATCTTGGTAAACTGCTTGTCAGTCATTTGACCACTCCTCCTCATAATTTGTTAGTGACATTATACCTCTTATTTTCGATGAAGTCAAGTCATATCTGGACGACATCAATGATGTATCCGTCAACGCCATGAATCTTCTTCTTCGTTGCTTTAACCGCCTTGAACTTGTTATCCTTACTTGATAGAACTTCGTTCTCGCCGAAGAAATGCGACAGGTGCATTATAGGTGTAGCTCCGGTCATTTTCTTCGTTCGGAATATGACAGGGGTTTTGCCCCATCCAGTGCCGGCGAATGATTCTGAGACCTTATACGTCGCGCTCCAGCTTGCCGATCCACCATTATTGATATCAAAGTCAACCTTCTTTCCGGCCTTAAGCTGTGATACCATATCATTTACTGTAGCCGTCGAAAGGCTCATGCCCCTGTGAAGGTCTTTGCTATTGTCCCAAGGCGGTGCTTTCTTTATATAATCTTCGATTGCCGCTCCCTGCTTGGCTGCAGTTGTGCCTTTCTCACCCTTTTTCTGTGCTTCACGTATATCGCCGGAATCGAAGCCGGTGAAGCCATAAACCGCATTATAAGCGGCCTGCGGATCTGAGACGGTCGTGTTTTTCTTTACCCAATCGACGCGGGCTGATTCTCCACCGAGCTGGCCTTGCATTCCAATCGGTGATAAATTGTTAGCTGGGGCTTTCGCCTTTTTCGCAGGGCTCGCCGGAGCTGGCGGGTTTGCGAGTACAGCGGGAGCGGCCGGAGCGGCCGGAGCTGCGGGAACAGCCGGTTTTACTGCCCCGCTTGAATTGGTGCTGCTTGTTCCATTTGACATATTGATATATCGCTCCTTTCAAGTTATATCTGGATTACATCGATAACGTAACCGTCGACGCCGTTAATCTTCTTTTTCGTCGCCTTTATAGGCCGGAAGTTGTTATCTTTACTCGATAAAACCTCCATTTCGCTATAAAAGGTTGACAAATGCATGACCGGTGAGGCGTTTGACATTTTCTTAGTACGGAAAATGACCGGGGTTTTATCAATTCCGTCGCGTGCGAATTTTTCCGACACTGTATATAATCCGCTCCAGCTTGCCGTACCACCATAGTTTATATCAAACGGCTCGCCGTTTTTAATGCCTTTGAGAATGCTCTGAACCTGTGTAGTCGAAAGGCTCATACCTCGGTGCAAATCCCGCGAGTTATCCCACTGCGGAGCGTTCTTGATATAATCCTCGAGAGTTTCTCCGTCTTTCGCGGCCTGCGTTCCTCTCTCGCCGTTTCTCTGAGCATCACGGATAGCGTGAAACTCGGAATCCGTGAATGTAGTAACCGCATAGACCGCCTCCGCGGCATCAGAAACATTGGTGTTATTTTTCACCCATTCTATTTTGTCATCATAGTCTATGATTTCACTTTGTGCGCCCAATGGTGAAAGGCCATTCGAGGCAGCGCTTCTAAGAGCAGGAGAGGGAACAGAAGCGGCTGCTTTCGCCGATCTACCTGAGCTTGTGCTGCTAATTCCGTTTGACATACGCGCCACCTCTTACTCGGTAATTTCGATATCAAGCACAATCCTTGGCTTTGACTTCGGATAAATAGAATTCGGATAAGCCTTTGTGCCGTCATAATGCACACCGACGATCTTCGCCTTACTGCCCTTATTCAGTATAATCTCGGCCTGTGACTTATCGCCGGGAGCGAATTTCACCTTCTTGCCGGCATTGATATTCAAAACCACCTCGCGGCCGCCTCCCTTCGGCTGTCCCGGAGCAAACGGGCTTTTACTTCCGTTGTAAGACGTGCTCATATAGCTCGTTGTGGTGAATTCCATTCCCACAAGTTTGCTTTGTAGCTGGCCTTCCGACAGCTTCGTGTAATCGCTGATACCGCACTGTTTAAGGAGGTCATCGTGGCAATACCGGGCGAGTTTCACATCCTGTCCGAGTGCCTTCATTCCCTTCTGTATATTGTCGTCGATTTTCTTCTCGGTCGCGTTCAGCGGGATGCCGTTGTCCAGCTTGTAATTGAGATTCTGTGCATGAGAATAGCCGTCGCCGTTCGGGTTTGTATTGGAAATATAAAGATCAAGAGCTTCCTTCGCCCCGGCCGACATACCGGCTGTAGACATAAAAGCGCTGCCCTCTGCATCGGAGAGCTGCACATAATTTGCCGGGGCGCTGACCGCTGCATCATTCCCGCCTGTGCCGGATATTCCGTTTGACATTAATCCTCACCTCTTATTCGTTTATAGCTTTCATTCCGGTAATAAATGACCTCAATATCGCCGAAATCAAAGTCACATTTCTGTTCTTTTGTGTTTCCGAATAGCAGTATACGCTTTGGTGACTTTCTTCGGATAAGCTCCCTCACGCCCTCATCCCACAGTTTCCGGGATTCTTCGTTTTTCCGATTGAAGTCATTGATCGAAAGCGTGCTGTTTTCCGGCAGGCCATCGAAAGCCCATTCATACGAACTCTCGGTGCTCCAATAGACTATGGGGATTGTGGTGATGCCATAGTCCTGCATTACCTGCCCGAGCAGCCTTCCACGCCACGTGTTGTATATCTTCGCCGCCTCCGGGTAATCAAGATATATACTAAAATTCGGCGTGAGGCAGGCCTCAAACTGCAGCATAAGCGGCAGATAATCAAACGGCCTGTGCCACAAGCGCTCGAACTGGTAATCATCCAAATAAAAATGGAGTGTAGCCTCAAAATCTCTCGAGGTCTTGGCATAATTGAAGCCCAGCATTTTTGTGGGGACGAAGTCAACAGGCTTAAGCGTCGGCATATTATAGCGGCCTTCCGTCCTGTTGGGATCGTATAGCCGAAAGTTAATTACCTTATAGGTGGCCTCGACCGCATCGCCGTAATAGCCGGTGTCGTTATCGCCAGCGCCGCCTTCGGTGTCCATATCATCGCCGTCATCGTCCGGCAGCTCCAATCCGAACACACTCATATCGATTTCTTCCTCGTCGAGCCTTCTGAGCTCGTCGTTCAAGATATCGAGGTCGTTCCCGGTGTTCATGGTAAGCTGATTGTGAACGAGCGTATACGCCCTGCGCTGTGCGTCCGTCAGGTGATCGAGCCGAACAATCGGGACTTTCTTCAATCCCATTTTCTGTGCTGCGAGCACTCGACCGTGTCCTTCAACAATGAGGTCTCCTGTTACGGCTACAGGATCATTAAAGCCGAATTCTCGAATTGACTGAACGATCTGGTCAACCTGCTCCGGTGTGTGAATCTTGGCGTTTCCGGTATATGGAGAGAGGGATTCGACCGGGACGTATTCAATCCTCAGTTGTTTCATTGTTATCGGCCTCGCTTTCGGGATCGTCGCCGTTCAGCAATACAGCCTTTTCACCGGTAAACGTCTCCCAGCGCTCTATCGCGGCATCGACATAGCGCGGATCAAGCTCCATGCAGAAGGCTCTGCGACCGTTCTGTTCGCAGGCCATGATCGTTGTGCCCGAGCCGTCGAAAAGATCGAGGACTATATCGCCGCCCTTGGAGCTATTCTTTATCTGATAATCGAAAAGGCCGACAGGCTTCATCGTTGGATGAAGGTCGGATTTTGCCGGCTTGTTGAAGTCAATAACCGTCGTCTGCTTGCGATCACTCGCCCACAGGTGGCTTGCGCCATCCTTCCAGCCGTAAAGGCAAGGCTCGTGTTTCCATTGGTAATCCTGCCGGCCGAATGTGAACACGTTTTTGTTCCATATCAGATTCTGCCGCACCTGCATTCCCGCCTCCTTGCAGGCTAAGCGGAAGTTAAGAGCCTGAGTGTCGGCATACCAAATATAGAATGTAGCCCCGGGCTTCATTACCTCGAGGCCTGTCTTAAACACTTTGACGAGGAACTCGACGAACTCCTCGTCGGTGTTCCAGCTATCGTTCTGAATGATTTTACCGTCCGTCCTGCGGTGTAACTGCTTTGCTTCGCTCGGCCTGAGAGCGTGGCCGCCGGACTGTCCCAGAGCCACGTTGTAAGGAGGATCAGTAAGGAGCATATCGACAAGCAGGCCGCCCGTGAGCTGCTTTACGTGATCGAGGTTCGTGCTATCGCCGCACATAAGCCTGTGTTCGCCGAGCTGATATATCTGTCCGAGCTTTGACTTGGGCTCGTCGGTAATTTCCGGAGGCTCGTCCTCAACGACCTCGTCATCGTCATCATCAATGTCCGGCAGCTCCCAGTCAATGTTGTAGCCGTCGAAGTCCAGACCGGGGATGTCCTCGGCCACGAGTTCCATATCCCAATCGGATTCATTCAGCTTATTATCTAACAGACGGAGCTTGTTTGCCTCCTCCGGCGTGAGATCTTCGAGCTTTACGACCGGTGCGGTAAGGAACTTCTTGTCGGTTTTCGCGAGCTTCTGCGCCGCCAGTATACGGCAGTGACCGATTATGATATTATTATCCTTATCGACAACGACCGGCTGTACCCAGCCGAAGTCGTGCAGCGACTGCGCCACGTTTGCTATCTGCGTTTTATCGTGTTTCTTCTGATTCCGGGCATAAGGTACTATGTCCGCAATGGGTAATTCGTATATCTGCATATCTTCACCTCATCAAAAAAGCACCGCCGGAGCAGTGCTTTTCCATATTTTGTTATTATTATGATAACATAACCGAAAAGGTGGATTCAAGTGGATTTAGGTGGAACTTTCACAGCCCTCAGTGCCTTGGTGTGAAGATCATGGACGACATAATGATAGCTGTAGCCGAGAGCGACGGAAATCTCTTCGAAGCTCTTTCCGTTGAGGTAACGCATCATAAGGAGAGCCTTGCACCGGCCGTCCTCAACCTCGGCGATCGCGCCCTCGACCTCGGCCTGTACGCTCATCAGATCTTCTATTCTCTTTTCGGTTTTCTTCTCAGCCTCGATGATTCTCTCGATGATAGCCGGGAGCTTGTCTTTATTCGGCTGTGCTCCTCCACCGTTCGAGCCGTAAGCGGCCGTGCATTTTGTAGCCCGGGCACGCAGTCTCAGGAGTGTCTCGGACATTTCGCCGATCTCGTACTCAGCGTTTCTGTATTTCAGCAGGAATTCACGTGTGTTCATAGTTCACCTCCACAAGGCAAGCGGAGAGCTCAGTCTCCGCTTTCGTCCGGTTTTACAATATCGTTTATGGTACAGCCGAGGAACTGTGACAATCCCCATGCGATTTCAATTGATATCCCGCTTTTGTGATAGCGATTATTCAACACCGCGTGGTAGTTTACCCCAGCCCTCCGGCATAGCTCTGACAGCTTAGTTACGCCCTTGTTCTTGGCATACGCTTCGAGCCGATCATAGTCGAGCTTAATTTTCATACCTTCCTCCTTTCGTATCGCGTAAAATTTGGCCGTATTTGCCGCCGTTGCCGATGCAGTATAACTATACTCCTATACTATCAAAGGCGGCAAATTTGCCGTATATATTGCGCCTCAGGCGATATACCAAACGCATACAACGTCGTCGTTGGCATTTCCGAAAAACGACCAGTAATTTTTCCCGTTGACGTATATCGCATGGCCAAGCACGCAGATTACTGCGCGCTCGGTGTTCCCGGCGAGGAACTCACGGAGCTTAATGCGCTCAGCTCTGGTGTAGTAAACCTTCTTTTTGATCTTCAAATGCTTTCTGACGTAAGCGTTGAGGCAGCGCAGCGATGCGCGCCCGGTATCCGTCAGGCCTTCGGGCAGGGGAGCGTCAAACCGCTGCCCGGTGATATCCTCATAAGCGCAGCCTGTTCCGACATACGAACACGGCATATCGTTGTACCTTGAACTTGGCGTAATCCTCATATATACTTCTCCTTCCGTTGTATACCCCTAAAACCGCCCCTGTATGCCGCGCCTGCTCCGGGAAGTATATCTATACCTTTTTCCCGGCAGGAGCGGCACAGCGGCCGTTTTTATATCATTTCTGAGCCTTGTGTATGATAGTCAGGATTTTATCCTGCTCGTCGGCCTGCACTCCGATGCTCTCGAGGGCTTCTCTCGTGCCACAATCGGGGCATATTGGGCTATTATCTATGCGGGAAAGCGCCGGATATCCGGTGTATGTGCCACCGCATCTCGGGCAGGTGAACTCAGTTGCAGCCTTAATGTTTTTCATAGATTCTCGCGCTCCTTTCATACGCCGCGTCGAGGTATGCTGGATCGAAGCCGAAGTCGTCATATCCGTCCTTGCAGCACTCGACGTAATTCCATGTCGGTATCCCGGTCTTGCGTTCCTCGTGCATGATGTATGCGAACGCCCTGACCTTTTTCGTTTCGCCGTCCAGCCCGCGGATAGCGAGCTGGAACTCCTTCTTGTAATAAAAATTCGGGAATCCCTCGTATCTATCGAGGTTCTTCTCGTCCGATGCCGTGACCTCCCATATTGCGACGGGAACGCGGCCTCCCTTCTTCTCCTCAATCGTGAGGTATGCGCCGGTCTTGCTGCCCTTGTACAGGAGCTCGAATCCGGTCAGCATTGTTGTGCCGGCGATCCTTGCTGCGGGGCAGCGGTAACGCATCTGTGTGACGTTCAGGTTTGATCCGTAAGCGATGTAATACCTTTTACCCATTCTTTTTACCTCCTTCTGCTTTTCCGAGCTCGTAAGCCTTGCGGAGCATCTCGCGGATTCCCCAGACGCTTACCTCCGGAAAGTCCTCGGTGTCGTTTCGGCGAGTATCCAGCCCGCCTCGCTGCTCGAGCGCGTAATCCGCGGCCATAGCGATCTCTTCGAGTTTCTTTTCTAAGCTCTTTGCCATTTTCCTTCATTCCTTTCTGAAAGGCAATACCTTTCACCACCCTAAGACCGCCGAAGCGGTCGTTTTAGGATGTTCAAAGCTGTTGCCTTATACTGCGTGTCGCCATGCTGCGTTGCCCGCGAGGTTCTTGGTGAGGATTTCGCGTGCTGTTGCGAACTCGTCGCCGATCAATCCCATTCGATTGAGCCATGTTCTCATCGCAAATTTCGGATTTTCTATCTGCGGCTTCTTCGGGGTTGCTGTTTTCAGGCTTTTTGCCATCTGGCTCATTGCGAGGCAAAGCTGGATGTATGCCTTAAGCTGTCCCGCGTGCAGGCCGTTCTTCTTACCGTTGGCCGGTTTATCGAATTGGAAAAGCCTGAATTCGATTGTGCCCTTAGTGAAGGTGGCGTGGAGGTTAAGCATGTGGTATCGGCTGCTGTTATAGTGCATATTGCGGCCGCTGTTGGCGTGGTTCGCGTTGTACCATACGTCTGCGAGCTGTGCCATCGTGGTGGGCTTCTTCTTGTTGAGCTCGGCGATGAATTCGGGATCTGTTATCTTACAATACTGGTACTTGCGGCCTGCGTCGACCTGTATCGCGTCGGCGATCAATTCCTCTCGGCTTGCCATAAGGTTTGCGAGGTTTCTGATCGTCTGCGGTGTGTGCCCCTGCGCTCCGATGTGGATGTGTACGCCTGCTCCAACACCCGCGTGGCTTATCGCTCCGGCTCTCCTGAGGAGGCGTATCAGCTCCTGCAGGATTTCGATATCCTCATATTTCAGGATTGGTGTTACAAGCTCGCATTTCTGGCTCTCTATACCGCTGATGCTGACGTCCTTCTGGAACTTCCACTCGCGCCCCTGTGCGTCCCAAGCGCTCCATGTGCTGTATCCGTTCCGGTAAGCCGTGTTCTCGTACCGATTCGTTCCGAATAATCCTGCAGCGATCTTCGCGGCCGTATCCCTTGTGATGTGGTTCATTTCGACCTCAACTCCGATGGTCTGCTCTTTCATTTTTCTGATCTGCTCTAACATCTTATCATTCATAGTGATTCTCCTTTTCTATTGGGCTTTCCTGCCCTTTTGTTGTGTTCATTATAGCTCTGAAAGGCACACTAATCAAGTGTGAATGATGACAATGTTTCAGCCGAAAAATTGTCTATTGTTAGTGATTAAATTGGAGAATGGGTACACAAAAGCCGCCCTTCGCAGGACGGCTCTCGTGTAAGAAAAAGCGTCATGTCATCGTTGCTGCCTGCCGCTGCAATTGGAGCGCTGCCGGAGGCGTTACCTCCGCGGTGCGACCGGAAAGGAAATTCCGGTGACCTTATCGTCGCACACAGCGCATATAGAAAAGGGGAGGCGTCTGCCGGGGAGTATATCCGGCAGACCTGACAACAAAAGTAAAAGGAAAATGAAGATTTCGATGCTTAGAACAAAAAGGAGATGTACACCGCGGGAGGGGATCGCTTATTGATGAGTGTTGTTCCGTTCACTCAGATTCCCTCCCGAGTACAATTTAAGTATATCATTTCAAAAGGACTTTTTCAAGGCTTGCCGTGTTCCCTGCAAGGAACAATTACCAGTCCACGGCTATTATATCATTAATCGAGCACCCGAGGTAATCGGAGAGCAGCCATGCGTTGGTGATGCTTGCCCCGCTGCCCCGGCTTTTGTTTTTTCGGAGCGCCATATAAGGCACTCCGGCCTCGAGGCAAAGCTGGGACAGCTTGGTGATCCCCTTCTCTGCCGCCCGGCGTTCGATCTCACCGAAATCAAATCTAATCTTCATGGTCATCGCCTCGGCCGATCGCCACGAAAGACAGGATTATAAAAGCTAAGGTCGCGCCGACCAGCAGGCCGAGCAGAAACATTTTCATATCTTTCCGTCCCCTTTCGTTCGTTTAAGGTGGCGCTTGTAAATAGTGCCTTTGATATCGCGGCGAAAGCTCGACCATTCTGACATTTCGCGCTCTGCCGCCTTGTTGGATTTGAGTGTTTCTTTATAAGCATGATACTCCGGGCAATCAGCATGACAATGTAGCCGCCTATTCGGGCACTGATAGCACGGACTCGTCGCTGTCTTTGAGATGTCCATATTCATATTCCTGCCTTTGCAGTATTTTGTCACCATTCCAAAAAAGCCAGTCGGCAAAAGCGTTATACGCGCCCTGATTGGCCTCCTCGATAGTACGGAAATGCATATCTTTACCGAACAGAATGCCGTACACGCCGAGCCGCCAGCCGTCGGCCTGCTTGAATAGCTCTAACTGGTACAATTTCCCGCCGATTTCGGCCTCCGCTTGGTAACCGTATACTTTTACTATGCGGCGGTCGAAGCGGCCTTGTGCGGCGTTCCAATCGCCACACAGTTTATCTATTAGCTGCCGTTTGAACTTCACTCCGAAGCGCCTCCGATAAGGGCGAGTGCTTCGGCTTCGTGATTCCACTTGCACACGTAATCGCCGGTGCTGCCGTGTAGCGGGCATTCTTCACATAAGCTGCCAACAATACACGTTGCATTCGCAATCATTCTGATATCCTCCACTGCCTGTTTCAGCAGTGCCTTAAGCGCCTTGTTCTCGATATCATAGTCCGATATCTGGCGGCACTCTGACAGGTGCTTTTCTTCGATCTGAGCCATGCCGGCCTCGAAGCCCTGCCTGTACGCCTGTTCGATTTCGTCCTTGACTTCAAAGCCGTTGTACTTATCGCGCATTAGTGCCTCAAATATCACACCCTCGTTCTTACCTTCGCAGCCCGGGCATACTTTCCTGCCGGCCGGGATCGTTGCTCCGCAGACAATACACTCTGTAGCCATTTATTTTCCCTCCTTGATTCTTCGCATTTGTCTGTCGAGTTTCTGATCGATTACCTTGTTGACCTCCTCAGTCCCGACAAGCAGCATCATCTGTTCGACCATGATCTTTACGTCGGCGAGCTCTCCAATGAAGTTGTCGAAGGCGCGCACCTGATTTCGCTTGCATTTCTGAGAAGCCTGTATCAGCTCAGCGCATTCCTCGACGAGCACTTCGCGCTGATGTTCAAAGCCGTAATGATGTGCGATCTCCTGTAACCGGCTGTCGGGATTTCTGGCATCTGCAAAGCCTTTCTCGTACTGTTGCCTGTCATATTTCAGTGCCTTTATCAGCTCGTCTTTATCGATATTCCACCCGACCTGCTGGGATGCGTGTGCGGTGAAATCATCTTCCATTTTCAAGCGCATTTCCCCGAGCATCATCTGCACCGGGCTTTTATAATCAAAGCCGTCCGTCATATTCCCACTCCTTTCATCTGTACGTCCCGGACATCCGAGTTCCTTTTGGCATTGTAATACAGCGTGTAGGCTTGTATTCGACCGAACACTTCACGCTGTATCACTGTGCCGTCTGAGAACGTGATTGTGATTTTATACATTGGGATCACCTCGCATATCCGTGCCGCAATTCGGACAATAGTTAGCTCCTTTACTTATCGGGTAAACAGCTATTAGACAAGTTGTATCACATACAGAACAACGCGAATGTTTCGGTGTCACTTCTATCCACTTTCCATGCTTCACAGGCTGTACGTCTGCGGCTTTTACTGCTAATATATCCTGTATTGAATTTATCAATGCTCTGCGCTGTCCACGGACGAACAGCAAATCCTCTGCACCGCCGTCACCCAACGAATGTAGGTAACCATTAAGATAATCTAAAACTTTCTGCTTGCTTATATATTCATCCATGGTCATTCCTCCTTATCCATTCGTGCGCCGCAGGAAGGACAGTACTTCATGCCGTTTTCAATAGGCGTTCCAGTATCTATGTACCATTCTTCACCGCATACCGAGCAGCGGTAATATGTATCGCCCCAGCCTCCATATTCGGCGACTTCTTCCCACTTACCGTGCTTCACAGGCTGTACGTCTGCGGCAGGGATAGCATCTATAAAATCCATAGCATCAGCGTATTCACAGGTTCTGCACATCACTCCGTTGTAATTATTGCAGCCTGTCGTTAAACATGTAGCGTTTAGCTGTCTTAAAGCCACGTCACGGCTTATATACTCGCCTGTGTTCATATCTTCTTCGCATAGATACTCAGCCATTCGGATCACCGTCCATTCTTGCGCCGCATTTGGAACAATACCGCTGCTTTTCTGTTCTGTCTCTATCGGATGTTGAGTAAATTATATTATTCTTACAGTTAGAGCAGAGCCACCAAAACTCGCCCGCCTTAGGAATCCACCGCCCATGCTTCACAGGCTGTGCGTCTGCCGAGGGTATAATTTCGTTAGACTTTATGGCATTTAGTGCATTTTTAAGTCCTCTTAGAAACTCGTCATCAGGGTTGCACACTATTTCTCTTAACTCACAGAGAGTTGTTATTTTTTCAACCGCCGTTTCTCTGCTTATATACTCCATTTTCATTCCTCCTTAAACTGCGATACGTTGAAGTCAATCCCGAACTTCTCCTTGCATATCCTCAACACATCCTCCGGCGTGTAGTCGATGCCGCAGGGCTTCTCCTGCATCATCCAGTACTGTAATTCGATCTTATCTTTAAGGTCGAGCAGTCTCTTCCGGCCGAAGCCATAGTCCTTATTCAGGACAAGAAAAACCATAGCAAATGTCTGATATGCAACGTCCCGACTGATTTCGGGGTAAGCCTTTTCAACCTCTTCTTTTACGATCTTTTCGATTTCCTTTTTTGATCGCATGACGCGTTTCATGCTGTTCATGGTATCGCCTCCTCAGTACCTCTCCCATAGTTGAACACCGCAGGCTTTTGCGAGCCTTTTTGCAGCGTCAGTGAACGTGCTGTTTGTAGCCACAACAGCGATTGAAGCACCGTAATACTGTCTTGCAGCATTGATCTCCTGAACCGCGGCGTTTCCAACCTTGCCGGAGTAGCATTTACATTGCACGACCACTTTACGGCCGAACAATCCTGTCCGGGCTATGATGTCACAGCCGAAGTCGCCACTTTTCCCCATTCGCCTCACGAATTTGTACCCGTGCCACTTCATTTTCGATGCCACGTGCTCCTCGTAAGCTGTACCTTTGGCTGTGGTGCTTTTCCGCTTTTTACTCATCGCCTGCCCTCCTGTTTGAGCTGTTCTATCTGCTCTTGTAACAAATTGTTCTGCTGTACCAATAGCTTTGTCCTTTTTTCAAATTCGCTGATCGTTTGCTTCATTTCCTTTTTATTCTGCTTCTGCCTTCTGCGCCTCGCCCTTTGTGCCTCCCGGAGCTGGTTTCCACGTATCAGTTCCCGGCAGACGGGGCAGTATTTTGTTGCAATCAGCTTGTAGTAATCGTCGTTGAGGTAATTGCCTATCTTATGTGTGCATACATCGCAGTATACATCACCGGAAGTTACATCTACCACTCCCCTGCCTCCTTTCTGCCTGAATTATCGTCACGCTTTGATGACGCTTTGATGACGACGTTTTACTGTTTGCCGGAAATTTCCGGCCGGGGAAGATCTACGAGCTGCCGGGCAAGTTTCCGGAGCAATTCTTCCCTTCTAACCTCGGCCAAGTTTCGCATGGCCTCGGCTGTAGCTGTTCCTTTTGTTATCGGGATCTCCGCTTGTTGTTCCAATCTCCCGCACCAGTCCCAATAGATGTCCATTGACCTAAGTGCGTCCCCTTGCGACGGGGCATCCGCGGTGTCAATGTTAATTATCATATCCCTCACCAACTGTATCTGACCGTCGGTTTCATAGAGGGCGACTATCATCTCGTGCAGGGAATTGGAGTATACGATCTCGGGCTCTTTCTCCGGTTCTTCCCGCCGCATACTTGCGATGTAAACGATGGAAAGTGTGAGATAGATCGCACCGAGGATTATCCCCGACAGGACACTCATTTTTCGAGAGCCTTTACTCCGGAGAGCAGCGAAGTTATAGCCTTAGCTTCATCTGTGTAGCGTTTCAGCTTCGCGTTGTCGTCGAGAGTAAGAATGTCGGCCAACGTGGGTTTATTTCCGGCCGCGTCGATCACCGCCTGTTCAGAAATATTCAGTGCGATTGCGACCGCTGCTGGTGAGTAAGTTTTTGCCATATTTATACCTCCTTAGCAAAAATCCGCTCCCCTTCCTCGTGTTGCGGCACTTGGAAAAAGAACGGATAGAGAATTGATGCAATTGTCCGGGTTGACACCCTTCCGCAATAGCGTCAACTCTCTACCTTTATTCTATCATTTTTCGGGCTTCAAATCTATTGACAGGCGATCGAATGAAGCCCAATTTTCAGGACTTAAACCGGCACTATGACGAATACTTTTCGCCGATCTTCGCCTCGTTATAATTCTGCTCCGATACCCGGAATGTCACCCGCTCCCCGGAATGTTTCTCGACTGTGATGTAGTACGCATCAATAGTAACTCTGACGCTCCCGTCAGCGTTCGTGTGTCTCACTCCCGGTATCCGTTCCTTGCCTGTCACCGTTCCTCTGTGAGTGATCGCCGGGACAAGCCATAGACATACTGCTATGATGCCGATTGCTGCAAGTATCAGGAGGGGTTTGTATCTCTCTGTCATGGCTCTTCTCCTATCAGGTCAAGGGCTTCTTTTTCATGCACCCACTGAGTGCATTTTTCTGCCGCAAATGGACATTCGGAGCAGGCCATTGAGCCGCATTCTGTGTTGAACGTTTCGGCGATGAAATGTATATCTGCACACGCTAACAGGAGCAGTCTCTTGTACTCCTTCGCCCGTGCCTCTAACTCCTCGCATCTCTGCTCTAAGTATCCGATACCGAGTGAGGCGTCGTTGTACGCCCCGCCGAGTTCTTCCTTCTCTTCTGTGAGCTTTCGGTTCTCAGTCTCGTATCGGTCTATTGTCTCCTGCATCTGCCGGAACTTGGCTGCAAGCTCCGGCTCGGTGTAGTATACTCCATTAATTATCATTTCCCTTGCCTCCTTTCGTCTTCCGTGCGGCGTTTCCTAACGCTGATAGATTGATGCTCTTAGCGTTCTTCCTTGCCCCTTCCGAGGCTTTCTTTTTCCTGCAAGTCGGGCACAAAAACGAGTGCGGGGTTTCATTGTATACTGAGCCGCATTCAACGCACCATCCTTTAGTCATTTTCAGTCCTCCTTTTCCCATGTTATTCGCTTATTCCATGCGGCCTTTGCCTCTCCAATAGTATCATAGAATCCTGAGCTTGCTCCGCATCCATAGCCGCAGCTTGCATCACAAACAACCTGATACTGATATCCATTTATATGGCCTTCAAAAAAGTTAGGCTCTTTGCACATCACTATATCCGTACCTCCGCAGAACGGACACCGCAGAAAATTAATACTCATCGTGTTCCCCTCGGTCTATCTCATTTTGTATTTTTGCTCTTAACTCACCGCAGTTGTCGCACAGGCGACCTACCCAGCGTTCGTATCTTAACAGCGTGTTCTTCTCTGTGAGCTTGCACCCACAGTTAACGCATCTATCATCCATTTTCATTCCTCCACTCTCCTATACTTATGCTGATTAAGCCAGTAATGCTGACAACAACCGGCAAGCAAGCGACATCTGTAAAAAGTGTTGCTGTCTACGTTTGCATTTCCGCATTTTGGTATCAATCCATTTGAAGAAAAATAAAGGCAAGTGTCGCAGCACGCTCTAATCTTTCTTGTTACGTATACTTCGATTTCATCCATTTCCCTTCGCTCCTTCTCGTTTAATGATATCAAATCCTTGTTCTTCCAGCGCCGCCCTGAACCGCCATGAAAATTCTGGCAGCACACTTAGTATTTCATCGTCCATTCGGTACTTGTACAGTCCGTCCGAGCCTTCCGATGCAAACACAATGTCGGCCAGCCTGCAAGCCTCCTTCACGGCTTCTCTGACTGCGATATCAATCTTCTGATTCTGCTCATACCATTCCCCGATACCGTCCCACTGGTGATCCTCTATTTCCCTGAGCTGTTCAAGCCTTTTCTCGATTGTAGCCAGTCTATGTCTGCACCCGAGAGAGCCGTCCTTGAACTCTAAGCATTCGTCCTCGCCGTACACACAGCAGTATGATTCCGGGTATTCATAGCCCTCTGTTCTGAGTGCCGGGCAGTTATCGCACTTCATCTTCCTGCTCCTCCTCGAAATTCTCTATAAATTTCACGCAGCCCTTGACCACTCTCAGCTTTTCCTTCACGTATCGCTCCGATATATACGGAGCGGCGCATATCAGGGACTGTAAGGCATCGCAGGCTATCCGGGCATCATCCCGGATTCTGAGCGCATCATGTTCACTTATCATTGTTCGTTCTCCTTCGACTTCTCGCACTCCGGGCTGTGTAGGAATAAGCAATCCTTACAGTGCCCGGTATTATACCAACATTCTTCACATTCTATCTGCCGTTCTCCAAGTTCTTCAAGTCCCGGATTCGGACACCAGAAACAGCAGGCTGAGCAGGTGAAGCACAGCATCCGCATTTCAACGTGTACCTTATCACTCGTCTGCAAGCTCCTTCACCGCCTCCGCTATATCGTCCAGTGCCATCTCATATCCTCCGATACTCGACAGCGTTTTCACGTCTCCGGCTGCTGTTATCCGGGCATCACCAAGGTACATTCCCTTGGACTTGATTATGTGCAGTACATCTTCCTTCTTTATCATCTTTTCCTCCTTCTCGCTTAGAATTTTTCGTTCGTCTTAAAAGCGCTCACAAATTCTGCGTTGTCTTTCACATTTCTTTCTGCCGGAATGCGGCCATTACGCCACAAGTTATTTGTTTCAATCACATTTCCTGTATCCTTGAATCTTATTGTGAATTTTCGGCCTGCGCAACCTAAGAGATAAGCTCTCGTTTCGTTTGGACAATTGCCACCATCGTGATAACATTCACCATCAATTATGATTGCTTTATCGTCTAACGCCCTATTCCAGAAGTCAATGGTAAAACATTCTTTCGAGCACAGGTGACAACTATCAAAATATGGTGAATCCTTGTATTCCTTCCCACATATTTTACATTTATTCATTTCTTTTTCTCCTTAAAATCCGGCCTTTTTTGGCCTCCTATTCCGGGCAGGGTAGATATACCACCCGTGCCCGGATCTTCGATTTGTGCGCCGTTTTATTCGCCGTCTGCGCCCTTTATGACCTGCTCCCGGCAGTGAGGGCAGTATCTATACTCGCACTGGCCGCCTGCGGTCTTTTTGAAGGCCTGATATACGGCCTGTCCGCAATAAGGGCACATCCATATCTGTGATTTCTCCCGTTCAGGAAACGCCTTTATCCACCCGTTCATACCCGGTGCTCCTTTCAAATCTTTTCTTCGTTAATTACCACTTCCACCCTCGGTTCGATGCCGTACCGTTTACTCACCGCGAGTACGCACACCTGTGAATCGTCATAGAAGGCGACGCCGTTCAATGCGTCAAGAATAGCTTTTGCGACGTTGTCACAGTCTGGTTTCTTGGTGTGTAGTAATAAGCCCTCGATCATAGCCTCGCGTTTCTTCTTACTCACTGACTTCGGTATCGGAAAATAAGCCCTGATCCTTACCCGGAGCTGTGTGTCCTTGTCGTATATCTGCCCGGCACACTGTTGCTGGTACGACAGCCGGACTAAGTTTTCATAGTTCACCGTCTTGGCCGGTGTGTAGGCGGCCACATTACCGTTGAACGTGGAAAACTTCGGCCTGCCTTTTCCAACCGGTGTGCCGAACACTGTGAATTCGACCACTTCTATCACCTCTTTCGGTAGTTTCTCGAATCTTCGTTTTTGATATTGAGCGAGAATTTCCCGCAGCGTTCCTTGATCCTGCCGTGGAGCGCCTTGTCGAGCGTTTCGATATCGCCGAGCTGATACTCGGAGGAGAATATCGTCGGCTTCTGCGTATTGTATCGCCTGTTGACGATATCAAACGCAATTTCAAGCGCCGAGGCCTGCTTCGTTCCGTCCATGCCCTTCAAAAAGTCGTCGATGATAAGCACCTCGACCTCCGCGAGCTCCCGGATAAGCTCGTTATATTCCTCGTACTTATACCGGAGGGATTCGGCCTTGTGGAATATGTCTCGCCAGAGAACATACTTGACTATCTTTCCCTGCTGCAAGATTCGTGTAGCCGCTGCAGTGCAGATATGTGACTTACCTGCTCCGGACATTCCACCGATATACAGCCAAGGCAGCTCTTTCTGCTGGGTATAGAGGAGCGCGCCTTCTTTCACCCGGCGCTGCCAGTCCTCCTTTACCTCGTACCCCTCGAAGGTGTACTTATCGAGCATTTCTCCGAAGCCGCTGTTTTGCGCGTTTTTTATCTGAGTTTTGATACCGCTGCAGGAGCAGGGCTTTAAGGCGAAGTCCCCGGCGTAATTGATCGTTGCAAAATATCCCCTGTTACCGCAGGCCGGGCAGCTATACCCGTTCTGCGGCTCTTTCTTAATGCTGTTATACGTCTTCACCTGCCATGCAAGGAACTCGTTTTCCGTCCAGTCGCCGGGATCTTTCGTGAATCCCGGCGTTGCAGCTCCTTCCGGCCTTAAACTCTCAATGATCGCTGTAAACGGGTTTGTGCCCATAATCTATCTTCACTCCTTATCGCTTATACAAGCCTGCTCCCGTCGGTGTCAAGCTCGTATCCTTCCTCGTCGTATCTAAGCGGGATCGGTCTCTGTGATGTAGGCAGAGTGTAATCGTCTGTCCACCCTCGCTGATTAAACCATGTCGCGCCATGCTTGATATACTTAGTGTCCGTTCGGTTAGCCCTGATATACTCGAGGTATCTGTTAAGGCCGTCGATCACCTCTTCTTTCGTCGTTCCTTCTTTCCGCGCTTTGATATATGATCTTTCTGCATTCGGTTTTCCAATTTTACGTGGATATGATTTCCAAATCGCTTCAAATTCGGCGTGAAAATCGATCGATATATTATTATTACCTATACTTACCTTACCTAACCTAACCTGTGTCTCCAAACTGGATACATCGTGTATACATTCTGTATCCACTCTGTCAGCGGCCAGCATATACTCACCGTTTTCGCCGGGTACAATCTGTGCCCTTTCGGCAGTATAAACCGTTTTCTTGAACCGGTCTTTTTGGATGTAGTTGTGAATGCGCCAGTGCTTAATCACAACGATCCCGCTGTCGAATGGAAGAATGAACTGCTTTGCGATCAAAAGCCTGAGGCTATCTTCGTCCGCGCCTATCATCCTGACTATCTTCTTGGGATTATTTACGAAGCCCTCGTCGTCGGCGCGCATGGATAAGTGAAAGTATAAAGCCTGCGTTGAAAGCGGCATATCAAGGAACATATCGCTATCAATCAGCGTTTTCGCAAACATTCTGCGCTCTGCCATTGTCTATTGCCTCCTTAGAACGGCACGTCGCCGTCTGAAAGTATCTCCTCGAACTCGCTGTCGTTGCTATACGACATCTGCTGCGTTGCAACACCCGCGCTCTGTGCCGCCTGTACGGCCTTCTGTGCCGCCGAAGCGGGAGCGGCAGTATAGCTGCCGCCTCCGTTATTCTCGGCCTTAGAGCCGCAGAATTCGGCGTTGTCGACGTACACGTCCGTTGTATAGTGCGTTACGTCGGCGTGCGTTCTATCCTGATAGCTGCCCGTCCGGAGCGATCCTTCCACCGCGATCATGCTGCCTTTTGAAAAATACCGGCTTATAAATTCGGCCGTCTGCCGCCAAGCCGTGCAGTTTATGAAATCGGCCTCGTATTCGCCCCGGTCGTTTTTATAGCGGCGATTGACCGCAATCCTGAACCGGCAGGCGCTAATCCCGCTCTGTGTCTGCCTGAGCTCGGGATCTGCCACGAGCCTGCCAATAAGTACCACCTTGTTCATTCTATCGTCTCCTTATCCGAGCAGGTCTGCGAACTCGTTGTTTGATGTAGCCGGGGAATTCTCCACCTGAGGTGCAGCCTCCGGCTCGGGCTGCGGAGCAGGCGCTTCGATAATCTCAGGCTCAGTTCCCTGCGCCGGCGCGTCGATGTAATCCACTGTACCGTTGTCGTTAATCACGCCCATATCGCTCTCGATAGCTTTCTGCATCTCGATGCTCATGATTCCCCACTTACTGATGATCTGCCTCAGCATGGTCTTGCAGGCCATAGCGTCAAAGTCCTTTTCCCAGAAAGTATAGCCCTTCTTTGCTTTGTATCCCATGCTGTACTTTTCGGCGTGGCTTTCCATCTTCGCCCTGCTCCAATACATGGCCTTCTTGAATCCGTTGGTATACTCGAACATGGCGTAATATCCGATTGTCGGAGCGTTTTCTCTCTGCGCCTCGTCCTCGATAAGCCGAACCTCGATCTCTTCCTCGAGCGGGTTAAAGGAAATCAGCTCGCCTTCCTTAATCGGGAGGACGTTCAGCTTCTTGTACTGGCCGGAGCGAATCGCGAGCTGTATATATCCCTTGTATCCAAGCTGGAACTGGCACACGGTGCGGTTGTTCTTCCTGTCCTTGAAAGGCACAAGGTAATACTGGCCGAGCTGCGGGCTCGGTGAAAGGTTAAGCCCTTCACCGAGAAGCCCCGCGCTCACGATTGTTGAGGCCTCGCAGTCTGCGAGTGCAGGATTCGTACTGACCGCCGATGTGATAGCGGTCACGAACCTTGCGGCCTTCGTGGGATTTCCGAGAGTGTTGTTAATGAGCTTTTTGTAGCCGTCTGAATTGATCACCATGGTGAACTTGGGCTTTGCACCCTGTTTTACAAGATTGTTCTGTACTGGCATGATTTTTTACCTCCTGATTATATAACTTTGAAATTGATGCCCTGCGCCTTCATGAAGCTGCCGAGGGCTCGTATCTGATCCTTAGTGCCTGTTACCTCAAAACGGCCTGTTATGATCTCCGGGGCGCTTGGCGCGCTCTCAGCGCTAACAGAAAGGCCGTTTTCGGCGTTCTGCGAGCTTGCAGGTATGTTTATACTGCCTTCGTTAGAATCGATTATAGGGGCATTACATTCGCTCTCAGCGCGTTCTGCCTGCTTGATCGCTTCGGCACGTTCTCTCTCCCTGCGTTCCCGCTCGGCCTTCTCCTGCTGCTCGAGCTGTACCGCGTATGTGAGCGTCTCGGCCTTGTCGAGTGTTTTCTTGTACCGGTCGGCGATCGCGGTGAGGAGAGGGGATTCGGCATATATAGCGTCTATCTCTGCGATATCTGAGTTAATCGATGCGACGCGCTGCTCGATCTGCTCGATGAGCTTGTCAGTCTTAGCGGTCTTGTTTTCCCACTTTTCCGGGCAAACATGGTTAAACTGTAACCAGTTTGGATGTTCTGTCCGGTAGAAGGCCGTCTGTAACTGTGCGAGCTTTTCCTTCTTCTCGATCTCGTCAAAGGCCTTGATCTGTGCGTCTATCGCCTTCACCGGCTCGTCTATCAGGGCAATTACCTCCTTGCACTGCGCTTCGAGCAGGTTGTACGGCTCGAGAAACTGCTTCTTGATAGATATGCGCTGCTCCTCTATCGCCTTTTTGAGCTTATTCAAGGCGGCCTTGTCGTCCTTGGCGGCCTTGATGCTGTCCTCGGTAACCACGAGCGTCTTGTACTTTTCCAGCCGTGGGATAAGGTCGGCCTTAAGCTGCTCGAGGTTTGCTATCGACTGCGGCAGATTCACCGACGCGGTCTGAAATATTAACTCCATTGACATACTTTCACTTTCCTTTCTTAGATTTCCGGGAGCTTAAGCGCCGGGATCGTGTCCTCCTGCACCGCTTTCCAGAATTTTTCTTCTTCGTGTATCAGCCATTCGATATCGCCCTCGACCTCGCTTCGGTCGATCCTATAATGTCGGATCGTTACCCTTACCTCGCCGTCGACATGGTATCGTATGTATGCTTTGAGGATCGCAAACTGCCAGCCTGTAGCTGCAAGCTGATGCAGAATCTGTGCGTAATAGCTGTCCGGGATTCTGTCGTCCCACTCGTCCCACTGAGATTTGTTCTGTATGGTGGTGGTCTTGATCTCCAATATTCCCCTGCGGCCGTCCGGGGCTGTGATCTCTCCGTCCAGTGTAGCGAAAATGAACGGATAAGTGTCGTTGACATACATCCAGTATTCGTGATAGTCAACCGCCAGCTCCGGATAATCCTGCTTGAACAATTCCCTGAGGTGGGGCTCGGCGAACTTTCCGAACTGAACTGCCGCGTTACCCGAAAGGTCAGCCGGCTTTCTCCGGCCGGTCTTTAGCTCCCACAAGTCCACGTTGCTCTGGTACTTGTTCAGGCCGAGTACGCACCCGGCCTCGCTGCCGCCGATTCCCTGCGCCTGTCGCGCGCTTAGCCATTCTTCGTGGCTTTCAATTCGCCGAATCACCGCTTGTCCTCCTTATGCGGGAACTTGTAATACTCCGTCTGGCAAGGCACGGACTTGGTTACAATTACGCCTTTATCGAAGTTATGCAGTGCTTTCTGCGTCCTGTAATACAGGTTGACGATATGCAAGCGGCCTGATCTTCGCTCGCTTGTCAGCAGGTAGTTTCTGAGCGTTACGATCGTCACCTCTTCCGGGCACATCGAATTGCCCCTGATAAGCACCTCGCAGAATCGTGATAACTTATCTTCCGGATATCCGCACAAATATGCGTTGAGTACGGCCGCGACCACTCCGGCGCTTGTAATTCGGGCTGTTACGGTTGAGCAAACGTGCTGATATACCCAAGTCAGCTCGTCCATATACTTGACCATTTCGTGCAAGGTTTCCACCTTGCTCGGGCTGCGGTTAGCGGATTCACTGTTGTTGTAGCGCGCAAAGTTGAATGCGGAAAATAAGGTGTTGTTCCGGAATGCCGGGTTGTCGGCATATCCCTCGAAAAGCGCCACGTCCGCGAACGTTCTCGTCGTGCCGATATCGTAAGCGTTGGCCTCTTCCTTCGGGATCGTTACGATTAACTGATTACGTAATGTAACGCCCGACCTTACGATCGCCATGAGCCGGTGCTGGCCGTCCTTGATTACCCCGTCGTCGCCGATTACTATGGGGACGCCGTTCGACTTCCAGTTTCCGGTCTTCATATCCTCTGTATACTTGGCGACCGTTTTCTGCTTAACCGTTCGATTGCAGGTGTTCATCGTGAGAAGCTCCGTCGCTCTTTCCGGCGTGATATCTTCCCAGCGTGCATCTCTATCTTTCATTTTTCTTCCTCCTTATTCCGGGATTATTCCGGATACGTAATAGTTATAATCGCTGAGGTCTGCGTTAAGGCCGCGAATAAACCTGTCTGACGCGCCATACTCCATTATCAGGTTGAGCCATCCGTTTATGATGTGCTCTATGCCTTCCCGGCGCTCGCCCAGCAGTCTGCCTCGTATCACCGGGCTGCTTATCTCCCACAGTGCGCTCATAGTCTCACCCACATTCTTGTGTAGTAGAAGTCCAGCTCTGCCTGTGACTTGACCTTTTCGAGGATTTGCTCCGGGGTAAGCTCGATGCGCCAAATCTGCCAGAACTTCGAGGCGATCCTGACCGCCTTAAGATAGTTACTCGAATTCTTCATCATCATTCCTCCTGAGCACCTTCCCGGATATCTGCTCCGGTGTTTCTATCACCCTGATTTCTTCGCCGTCAATCGTGATTGCCGTGCAGTCCGTCAGCCTTTTAATAGCTGATATCAGCCGGGTATCAATTCCAAAGGCGATGCCGTCAAGGTCGGTTAGTGTGATTCTTGGCATATTTGCCTCCTTACATTAGCTTCAACTCGCCGTCAACGAGCGTGATAAAGTCGACCTCGGTATATCGAGCGATGCTGCGGAGGTTGTCGTAAGAGAACCTCGCCCAAGGCTCGTGCATTCTGCTGATCCACGTATTCTTTGAGATGTCCAGCAGGGAGCACAATCTCTTAACGCCGAAGTTGCGCTGTATCAGCTTTAAATTTGCGAGAAGCCGCTGGTGCTGTTCCTGAATTTCCTTCTTTTCCTTTTCCTGTGTTGCCATCGATCAATCACTCCTTTGCCGCCTGCTCCTCGGTATCCGAAGGAACAAGCTCCTCGACCGTCGCTCCAAGGATACGCGCCAGCTTCACGGCTGTGTACACGTTCGGAGCTTTCGAGCCGGTTTCATACTGCGCGAAGGTCGGCTGGGAAACGCCGACCATAGCACTCAGCTCGGCCTGCGTGATTCCCTTTTTCTCACGCAGTGTTCTTACATTGTCACCAAAATTCATTGAATCCCTCCTTTGATGAATTATAGACATAGCCATTGACAAGGCCGATAAAAAAGCGTATAATGGAATTGCGAGAACCAATACGCTATTCACTAACCTTAGGGATTTTTTATGCCCTCCGTATAGCTATGTATATATTATATCACTAAGTTTATCGAATATCAAGAGCGAATCACTAAATTTATCGAAATCTACTTGTTGCACAAAAGAAAGGCGGTGTTTTTATGTATATTTCACAGGAAATTGCTGAGAGGATTAAGACGATTGCCGCGAAGAAAAACGTCAAATTGGGCGAAATGTTCGCAGATATCGGTATTTCTACTAATACCCTGCACAACATGAAAACATCGATGCCGAAAGCCGACACGCTGGCTCTGATCGCCGACTATTTGGAAATTCCCCTCGATACACTTATGGGTAGAACAGAAAAAAATAACGCCCCTGAGAACGATCTCAGGAGCGCTATTATAGACAAGATCAATCAACTGACGGATTCTCAGCTTGACCGGCTGCTTGGATACTTGGAGGCACTGGTGGAGGAATGACGCCGAGCCTTTCTAACAATAGTATAATGCGGGCGATCTTTTCTTCACGGTTCACGGTTATCTCCTCCTCAAAGTATAAGATAGCCGCCAGTGCTGAGACTGTAGTAAAAAAGGGATATAACTGTGGAAAGTGTTGACGGCTTTCTATGTTTCTATTATACTGAAAGTACCCGGACAAATGAAAGTCAAAAAGGGGTTAATTTACGTATCAAATGGAGGTAATTATGGAAATAGACAAGGTTAAAAAGGATACGGTCGCCCGGCTGCGGAAAGTAAGAGCGGATCACGGCCTCACCATTAACGGGATTATGGAAATGCTCGAAGCAAAGGGCACTTATCTGTCCGAGAGCACTATAAAGCGCATTTTCTCTGAGAATGTCGATCCTTCCAGCATTAAATATTCCACTATTGCGCCTGTAGCCGACACTCTGCTCGACCTGTACAATGATGACAGCGGTGTCGACGATATCGACGCTCTTAAGGCTATTATCCGCGAAAAAAACATGACGATAGCTGTGCTGATGAACCGTGACGAAGAAAGAAAGGCCGACTATGACAAGCGCGTGTCTCACTTGCAGAAGCAGATCGAGCGGCTCGATGAACATCTGATGTTCAGAGAGCGGATCATCGAAAAGCTCTTAGATAAGATCATAAAAGAATAAACTGTCCCCTCCAGCTTTGTAGCCGGAGGGGATTTT